CTTTTCTAGCTCCCGCGTTGCACGAATTCTCGACCTAAAGTAGTAGCCGAATATGGCTTGGTGTTCGTTGTACTGATCCCTAAATGTTAGGTTTGCACTTTCCTGCGCGACCAGATATTCAATTTCTCTTTCTAGCCGTTTTAATTCGTCCATAATAAATTCACCTCTCCGATATTTAAGCGTCTTTTTTTTTTTGTACCCTCATTGATGAGGGTGTCAAATTTTAACCAACGACATTACTTAGACCTGTATAGTTACTTTTGCCAAGAATCCTGACGTGTCCACCGCGTAATTGTCGGGCAAGTCATCAATAAAAACTTTGGAAGGCAGTCGACCTTCTCGCCTAGCTGCCCGCAACTTCTTTACTCTTTCCCATTCATTGAGGATGTCAGTGTGGCTCTCGGTGATGTCCTTTGGCAGCGTCACGAATTTGCGACCGGACTCGACCTTGAGCTTTTGTTTAAATTCTATTTTCAAAGTTCAACCTCCAACATTATTTATATTTGTCTTTTTTGATCCATCTGTAAACAGCCCATTTATCCCAGTGTATGCAGCTTTCAAAATCGCCGTGCTTTATGTAGAAAAAGTGCGATTGGTCACTATTTAATAATAGTGCGTAACCTTCAGGAATTTTTACAATTCCAAGTCTTTTGCTGTAGTCAATGCAGCCACAGTCTAGGTAGCTTTTTAGTTGATCTTCAAAGCTGTAGTTCATAGTTAAACCTCTACATTTTTATGATTTATTAAGAATGTCTGTTTCTATTACTAAACAGAGCAACTCAATGTCCACCCAGTTCCCTGGTAAAGTCTCATCGCTACCAGTAAGTTTGCGTGCCTCAATTACATCGGGTGACGCATCTATCCTGGCTCTTATGCTTTTTATTAACCTCTCTGCGTACTCTTTTCTATGTTGTTACAAAACGTGCTCTACTTACATTAATACATATTACAGAAGGCTTCCTCTGTTTATATAATACTCAACAGGGCTAGTATCGAACCTTACTCTAACAGGCCCATCCCTACCCATCCTAACTACTATCACTGGTGTATAATTAGCTAATACCCTGCAACTATCACCAATCTCTATGTTGAAGTCATCTACCCAAGATCCTACCAAGTCCTGCTTAACTTTGCAAGCTATTGTATATGGTGATACCTCAGTCTCTAAAGGCCTAGACATTGCAGGTTGTGGGGCACAGGATGTAAATGAGAATATTATAACTGTAGACAGTTTCAATAGATCTTTCATAGTACCTCACCCTACATCGAAGTTGATTAATATGCAGTCATTATCTACTGCCTCTTCATAGATTCTAACAACCTCATCTGAGAAGCCATTATCAACTAAGCTTTCCACCTCTTCAATAAGATATGTACCATCTACGAACATAATATATCCGTGCTGGTGCATACTAACTCTTGGTAGATCAATATCATCTGGGCACGGCCTGAGTGCATTATCTAATGAAGTCCAATCATTATCTTCAATCAATTCACCTGCATCTATCATATTACTTATCTTCATAGTACCCTCACCTTTTGCATTAAGTCTGTAACTCTGTATTTGCAGTTACTATACCGAACCTGGTTATCATCGTCAAGCTTTCTTATGTATTCTTTTCCATTTACTTGGAATGCTACCTTATCACCTAGTAGATATAACAGTTTCTCACAGCTAACTATGTCATATAAATCAGGCATTTAGTGTACTCCCCAAGTGCATGGTATGTGTGGGGTAAGGTTCGTAGCAATAGTCTTATCAGATAAGTCTAAAGGCTCCCTATCACACATAACTGAATCTGCATTAATCTCACGATAGTTATCTGTAGTACACACTTCATCACCTAACTGTATCTTTAAGTAACTATCCGACTTCCAACCTACACCAGGCTCTCTCATAACTCTCTCCACAGTTTATCAATATTACGTTTACAACTTGAGACTGAACAGTAACTGCCTTCTACCACTGAGTCAAGGACTATATCAAATATACACCCGTATCTGTATATAAAGTAACCTCTATATGATTCTGGTGTATATACATACTCGTGTACCTGACTAGATTCTGAAATATCGTATATGTAGTTAGGATTCCTTGCTGATTCTATAACTTTCATTATCAAACCTCCTCAGGTTGGATGAAACCGTAATCTTCATAAGAGCAAGTTAACCAAGTAACTTGATCTGCATTATTTATCACATTAACAAATTTAATGTTATTGTATTTTAAGTACAATACACCACCACCTTGAGATTTATAAACCCTTGATACTCCGCTAGCATAAGAGTTACTCCAAAATATGTAATCCCAGCCAAATAACCACTTCAATAACTTATACTTAATCATATCATCCTCTCATAGCGTCTCTAATGGGACTTAACTAGACCCCTATACCTACTATTAGTTTACTTAGAAAACCTTACCACGGAGCCTGTGTGGACTCCTATAGGTACCCATGCCTTATGCTACCTTGTATTCAGTACCAGACAACTTCAATCGAGTCAGTGTATTGACATCAAAGCTACGGATAGCCTTGTCATTGCCCTTAAGATTAGCTACCTCAAGGTCTAGTACAGGTATCTGGTACTCCTTCTGGATGGTACTCTTACCACCTACTAACCTCTTCTGTATGTTTAGTGTGCAGTTCATATCTCTCAAGGTCTTGTCCTTCTTGGTGAAGGTTACTGAGAAGAACTTACCTTTGCTGTTTAGGATCAACTCTTTTGCTTGTTCTGGTGTTATTACGTTGCTCATTTTACTAACTCCACTAATGTATTTGGAAAATAGAGGCTACCGTTATGCTGTAGTGCCTCAAGTGATATTGACCAGTCTATATCATGTTTCTGGTCATGTCTAGCATATAATTCATCTACTGAATCTGTGAACACCTCCCAACTTACCGCCATAGGACTTACTCTGTGTATTCTGCTGGTTACCTTTACTTGAACTGACATCTGACATTCCCCAAAAGTTACGGTTCAGTTGCTTATCTTTAATGGATTTTCTGCGAGCTATCTTATCAGTCTTAGTCATCTTGTTCAAGTTCCTTTATGTAAGTTTTTAAAGTTTTATTACCTAATGATGTTCGGTAAACCCTATAGTATCCTTTACCGAATACTTCATCTACTAACTTCTGTGCTTTTCCTAAGTCTGTATGCACTCTTATAATCTCTCCAGATGCATTCTTAAAGCTGTATATATTAGATTGTGCTCTCATGTATAGCCCTCTTTGCGTTTAAGTTGGGACAAGTATTAAACATAAATTGGTAAGTGTCAACAATATATTGGGATAAACTTTAAATTAATTACTCCTCCTTAACAATATCTTGTATAGGTACCTATATAGGACCTCCTTAGATAGCTATCTTATATGGTTTTTAGCTACCGCTAACACCTTGGATTTCAAAAGCCTTTATATTATTTACCTACATAGGTACCTGCANAGGATCTTTCGTAGGTACNTGCANAGGATCTTTCGTAGGTACNTGCANAGGATCTTGCGTAGGTACCTGAACGCTGCCCTCAGGTTGAGTTTATCATGGATTTTAAGACCTGTCAAATACTATTTATTATTGAATTAATATAAGAAATTACTTGCTGAGGTCTAGCTAGGTAGTTATAGTATTGGGGAATTAATCAATTGAAGAGGAGCATAATATGAATGATGCAGAGTTTAAGGCATGGCCTAAGATAACCAGAGAAAACCCATTCAAGGTAACTATTACAGAGAAGATTAATGGCACTAATGCCTGTATAATTATCGAAGATGGAGAGATCATAGGTGTCCAATCCCGTAAGACATTAATTACGCCTGAGGATGATAATCACGGGTTTGCCCAGTGGGTACAGGATAATAATAAGGACTTACTAAATCTTGGTGATGGTTACCATTACGGTGAGTGGGCAGGTACTGGCATACAGAAGAACCCACACACATTAGGCTCTAAGGAGTTTTTCCTATTCAACACATTTAGATGGAATCAAAACAACCCTAACACACCAAGCTGCTGTAATGTAGTTCCTGTTCTATTTCAGGGAGAATTAACACCTGAGTTGATCCCAAACCTGTTACTTGAGCTAGAGGCGAGTGCAACATATGGACAGATTCCAGAGGGTGTAGTTGTCTATTATCACGCATTCAGGAAGTACACTAAGCATACGATTAATAGCCCTAATGGTAAGTGGTGCAAGTAGCTTAGTTAACATACCCCATAGGAGTCCATACAATCGTCCTGGTTAGGTTTTCTAGGGTAACTAGACCTAACATACAAGGTATTGCTAAAGTGCCGTGAGGGAGCTTACAGACAGCTTAAATGATATGTGAGGTATTTGCGAATTAGATATTGACATTAGCAAGTCTCCAGTGCTAGTATTGCACCTATCGAGTATTCAAAATTAATGAGGAGGGTAATTGGTATGGCAGCAGTAGGTTATGGTGATAAAAAAGAGTACGAAACTTCCCAGAAGTCAGTTAAATCTGGGAGTGATTATAAGTACGTACCTGAGACCATAGAAGATGTATTAGAGTACCCTGTGGTAGGTATCCCTGAGAGGGGTCTTACCAAGTCTACTTGCAATCATTACGGTATCAGGTGTAAGCTTAATGAGTTGGATGAGGTGGAGAGGATCTACTTCCCTTATCATAAGGAGAAGGGAGCTATAGGATCTGGAGAGTTCTACATATCTGGGTTCAAGTGCAAGGACTTAACTAAAACTAAGAAGGTTCCTAAGGGAGAGAGGAGCTACCACTTCACTACGGTAGGTGATGTAGATGAGGATTGCCTCTTGTTTGGGATAGCCCAGGCTAAATCTTTCAGTAGTAATAGAGTTGTAATTACTGAGGGTGAGTGCTTTCATCCAGACACAGAAGTGCTAACAAAGGGTGGTTGGGTATCGTTTAGTGACTATGACGGTCAGGAGGTGATGCAAGTAGATGACCAGCTAATTGGGTCCTTTACTAACCCTCTAGCTGTAGTTGATAAAGGGTTCTCAGGAAACCTAATCCACTATAAATCTGGTTCTTATGAAACCTTAGTTACTCCTGATCATGACATGGTGAGGTTGCACAAAACTAATGGTGTTATTAAGACTAAGGCAAGTGGGGTTGACAATAAACACCTTCCAATACCAAGAGTAGTTCACTACAATACTTATGACCAAGGTATAAGTGACTTAGACACGCAGATATTAGTGATGATATCAGCAGACTTTACCTTGAGAGAAGGTGGTGACATTTACGGAGTCTTCAGTAAGGAACGTAAGATAGATAGGTGCAAATACTTACTGGATAGGAAGGGTGTTAGGTACTCCTCTAATACAGAGAAGAATGGTAAGACCAACTTCTTTATACATAGAGGACATGGGCTATACTCTACGAAGTTATTTGATTGGAGTGTTATTAGTAACTGCAACCTTCAGGTATTTCTGGATGAGCTGATATACTGGGACGGTAATTCCGTACCTAATAGGCTACAGTTTGAGTACTCGTCAAAGTACCTGCACAACTCAACTATAGTACAAACCGTAGCTCATCTATGCGGTTATGTATCCACCATAATACCTAGGTCTAATGAACTGGGATCGTGGTACAAGGTGAGTGTACTCCTAAACAAGGAGACCTCCTCTATACAGAAAGGATACAAGGAAGTACCTTATGATGGTAGGGTGATGTGCTTAACAGTCCCTACAGGGATGTTGTTAGTCAGGTACAAAGGCAGTATATCTGTGTCTGGTAACTGTGACGCAGGTTCATTCTGGGAGTCCTGTGTCAAGTTCTATAAGAGGACTAAGGACCTTGAGAAGGCTAAGAACCTAATCATCCTCAGCATAGGGTTTGGTACAGCATCAGCAGTTAAGCATATTTCTTCAGAAAGAAATCAATATTACCTTGACAGGGTGGAGAAGAAGGTGCTATGCTTCGACAACGATGAAGCTACTGATGAGGAGTTAAGTAGGGGTATCAAGAAAGGTAAAGAGGCTATTAAAGCTGTTATCTCTTGTTACCCAAGCTATTTCGTAGCTAACACTAGGTATGAGCTTAATGATCCTAATGACATGCATCTAGCTGGAAGGCACGATGAATTGTTCTGGTCAATGATGAAGCCTGATACTTATACATCTGACAGCTTTGTAGATGTTAGTAAGTATCAGGATCAACTCATAATGATACCTACTTTGGGTAGGCTATGGCCTTGGGAGAGCATGAACAGGTTAACTATGGGTAAGCAGGATGGTGCTGGTCACTACCTTGGCTCAGGAGTAGGTCAAGGTAAGACTGAGTTCCTGAACAAGCTTATAGACTATGGTATCCAGGCTAATGAACCACCTTTTGCTGTCTTCAAGTTCGAGGAGAAGCCTGAGGTAACGCTTAGGAAGCAGATGGGGATGGCTAATGGGTTCAAGTTCCATGATCCATCTAAGGTAATCTACCCAGGCAATGTAGATGTCTGGGGTGATCCTATCCCTCCAGGTGCAAGAGGGTTCTTTACTGAAGAGGATCTGTTTAATGCTAAGTGCGAGTTCGATGAAGATTCAGTCATCATATACAACACTGAACATTTCCCAGAATGGGAGCAGATAAAGGCAGACATAAGGTACGCAACAGTAGTTAGGGGGTCAAGGGATATAATCCTAGATCCATTGACAAGTCTATTTGAAGGTATAGAGGCTGGTGAAGCTAACAGNCTACTTGCTGAGATAGCCAGGGACCTCTACTTAATGGCTAATGACATAGGGTTCAACTTCTATGTTACATGCCACTTGAATGCTCCTAAGTTCGGGCCTCCTCATGAAGAGGGTGGGAAGGTCTTAGCTAATCAATTCACAGGATCTAAGGCAATGATGAGGGCTGCTGTAGGTCAATGGGGATTGGAGAGGAACCGTAGAGAGGATCTACCTGAGATAATCCGTAACATGTCCTGGCTTAACTGNCTCAAGGATCGTGTATATGGACGTACAGGAGGGTTTCACCTATGGTATGACAAAGATACAGGATCTTATGATGAGCCTTCTAAGGACCTACTAGAGGAGTATAAGTATGCTATTGAAGATGTTAAGCAAGAGAATAGGAAGGGTAGCAGGGCTAAGTCTCCTGCTGATTTCCCAGTGGAGAATGATGATTGGGTTGATAAAGTTAAGGGGGCACAGTGATGACTACTAAGTGCAGCAGTAACTGCTACCCTATATGTGACTTCTGTAGTCACCATACCTCTGAACGAGGTGGATACTTCCAACTTCATGAAGTAAAGATGGCTCCAGAAGATGTCTGTGAAGATTTCTATTGTATGACACTTAAAGGTGTGGAGGTTGAAGGTGAGTGATGTAAGTAACAGCAGGCACTTCAAGACATCCTACTACATGTTGTCTTATGGACTACCACCTAAGGTTCTTGCTAAGAAGCATGGTTGGAGGTTTGTTAAGACAATGATCAAGGAGTTTGAGCGTAGGTACTATGCAGTTTCTCGTGGTGGGGGGTAAGTCGGGTATGGCAGCTGATGAATATAGTGAATTTACAAGAGGTCAGTTTTGAGTACCTTATAGGTCCTAGGAGATCGGAAACTGTGAACCCAAGGTATGTAGTATGGGACTCCCGTAAAGTGGAGAAGGTTACTTGGTATGAATCAAACTAAACTAGGGACTCTCTACGAGACTTTGATAAATATCTTAATAGGTGCAGGGGTGGCTCGTACTATCCCAGATACTGATATTCCCACTGTTTGGGATACATGTAACAATAGATTACTAACTTAGGTAATCTGTGTCATGGTTCACTGTGATAAGTGTAATCAGGGGTTATATCATCCGTAGATGGTTCAATGAAAGGTTGCATAAGGCAGCGGTTAAGTTATCAGGAGGTAGTGATGGGGTTTAATCTTAAGAGGATGTTTGCAGATCTTATTGATATATTAGATAGGGATTATGATGATCCACAAGATGCTGTAGAGTTACTTGAGCAGGAGATACGGTTTTACAAGCAATATGCCCAAGAGTGTGGGCAGTTACCTAAGGAGGTTCACTGATGGGTATTGATTACCATGCAGAGTACGGTATCGGTTATGAGGTGGAGGCATCTTATGAGATCTCAGATACAGAGGATATTGAGGATGGCCTGGATGAGTACCTGTGGAGTAAGCTAGGAGAGGGTTTCAAAACCTTTAGGATAGGGTGTGGTATCTCAGGGGAGTTTGAAGGAACCTATGTAACAGTAGATAATCCATTCAAAGATGGTTTAGACCTGACAGAGGCTAAAGCTAGGCTAGATTATGAACTTAGCCGTATTAAGGTTGAAGCTGTTAGTGAGTTTAATGAGGTAGGCGGATTATTCATCTGCTAAATTAGGAGGAGGAAGACTGATGTGGCATACTTAAGAGGCATTGGAGACTTTGAGGCTAATGGCCTCTCCAACTGTCCATCTGTTGAGAACCAGCGATGGGCTATTGATTGGAAGAAAGAGCAAGGTATTAAGGGTAGGGTCAAGCCTATAAAAGAGGACGCTACGAAGCTGCACTGTTCAGTATTTAACGTAGATGGTCATGGGTGGTTTGGATTCGTACCTGAGGAGTGGATAGAAAGAGCTAAGGCAGATCCAAGGTTTAAGGACCTACAGATTAAGTCACTATCCTATATAGATAAGTTTATGGATAAGCTTGATGAGGTAGTGGGACACAACTTTTGTAAGTACGACTTACCATTACTTGAGAGGTTGTTAGGTTACAAATACCCTGGTAAGGTAACAGATACATGGAGTATGAGTAAGACGCTTTGGCCTGACCGTAACAAGGATGATAACGGTTGGTATGGGCATGGCTTAGAGGCCTGGGGTGAATACTTCGGAGTACCTAAGCCTGTGCAGGAACAGTGGGATACATTTGATTTAGACATGCTATGGCGTTGCTACCAGGATGTAAGGATCAACACACTTACCTATGACTATCTCTTAGAGGAAGCTAAGAAGGGTGACTGGACTGATGCAATAGATACTGAGAATAACGTATCAGGCATATTAGGTAAGCAGGAAGCTACAGGAATGCCTTTTAATATAGAGGGTGCTAAGAAGCTGGTATCTGACTGGATGGATGAGCAACAAGAGGCTTATAACCAGGTTAGACCTATGCTATCAGAGGAGATGGATGACTGTGTAGGTAACTCTATATTAGATGTCTGGATGATCCAACACCCAACAGGTAAGTTTAAGAATTATGCAAGTACTTGGCGTAAGCTAGGAAAGCATAAGAAGGATGGTGGTCCTGATGACCCCAAGAAGAGTCCTCGTTACCTGGATCACAAGGGAGAGACCTTAACATTCCTATTCTCAATCAACCAAGATGGTTACAGGGTATCTTCTAAGAACCCGCAGATGAAGACTAGGGATGCTAAAGGTAAGCTTACTGCTGAGGTACAGAAGTTCTACACAGATCCTAAGGTGGTAGGTGGCCCATTCACCCCCATCATTTATAATGAACCTGATATAGGGTCTGATAATAAGCTTCGTAAGCAGTTGCTTAATCTAGGATGGATACCTGATAAAACCAAGGAAAATGAATGGACTGATACTGGACTACCTAGGATGACTGTAAAAGGTGAACCTGTAGAGTCTCTTAATACAGTTGACAATGTAGCTGGTCAGATACTTGCAGATTATACTGTACGTAAGCACCGTATATCTATGGTAGTTGGCTTGATAGGTAATGTCAGGGCTGATGGAAGGATCTCTGCTGAATGTAATAGCGGAAGTACCAACACAGCTAGATCATCCCATTCTAAGGTAGTCAATATACCTGGAGTTAAGGCTAAGTTTGCAGCTAAGATACGTGAGTTATTCTGGGTTGATAAGAAGACTGATGATGGTCGTGACTGGGAGTATATCAATACGGATGCATCAGGATTAGAAGCAAGGGCATTAGCTCATGTAATAAATGATGATGGAGTGACAAAGTTGCTGTGCTTTCCTAAAGAGGATGACCAGGGTAATAAGTTAGACTTCCATACATTTGTCTGGAATAAGATTGCTAAGTTTGTAAGTAATCGTGACAAGACTAAAACAACTGAGTTGAGGCTAGTAGCATAGCTCAGTATAAACGCATTGAATTGCTGGGAAACCTAAACATGTGATGATGTAGGCAATCAGCAGCTAAGACCTAACTTAATCCTCTACAGATTTAGGAGGATTTATGAGAATAAGAAACTTAATAGAACATCCCAGGTATTCGGTATCGGATACTGGTAGGGTTTGGAACAACAATACAGGTAACGAACTTACTGCTAAGATTAGTAATAGCGGATACTGGCAAGTATCAGTTACTAATGGTAAGAAGGTGTACATACATAGGTTAGTGGCTCAGGCTTTCTTGGACAGAAGAGGGGATGACCTGGTAGTGGATCACATAAACAGTGATAAGTTAGACAACCACTACGATAACCTGCAATGGGTAACCTCTTCTTATAACAATAGAAAAGCTTTTGAGGTTGGAGAGAAGGTGGCACCAGTAGGATCTAAATCTTCGGCATCTAAACTTACAGAAGCTAAAGTTTCCCATATAAGGGAGTTGTATAGTATTGGTTAGAAACTATCTGAGATTCAGAGGCATATATACCCAGAGACTACTCAACAGAACTTGGGAGATATTGTTAGGAGAAGGACTTGGAAACATGTTGATTAAGTTAGGTAAAGTTCAGAGACTATCGAAAAGGCAGTTTAGGCTGTAACTGAGTAGAGTACACCTCAAGTGGGGTGGAAGCGGTGCGAAGCAGGGTGACCTGTTTATGATATAGTCCAGTCTGCATGGAAACATGCAGGAGTCTCCTCGTGAGACCGGCCTCAGGTAACGACTGAGGTTGAATACAACGATGCTTTGTTCTATGGCTCTGGTAATGAGAACCTTGGGAGATCCTCAGACATAGGGCCTAGACCTACACCAGACTATCTAATCAGCAATGGTTGGACAAAAACAAGAGGTGGTAATTTCAAACACCCTAAGTACAGTTACAGAGGTTGTACCTTAGATTCAGCACAAAACATTATAGTAGGTGCTTGGCTAAGAAAGACAATCTTAGAAACTGTACCACCGCTTCACAAAGCCATTGAAGCAGCCCAAGAAGAGGCGGAAAGTGGTTATGTGATTGGTATAGATGGACGTAAGCTTCATATGAGGCAGTCCTTTGGTAAGATACAGATACACAAGGCTCTTAATACTAAGCTGCAAAGTCTAGGAGCTATCCTAATGTCTAAGGCTACAGAATTCCTCTTTGAGAGTGCTAATGCTGAGGGTCTTAGATGGGAGTTGATCTGTTTCTACCATGATGAATGGTCCATGCTTGCACACCCAGATGATGCTAAGAGGGTTGGTGAAATATCAGTCCAGGCTATCAAGGATGCAGGTGAGTTCTTTAATCTTAACGTACCTATGGATGGTGAAGATCATTATGGGTGTAACTGGGCTGAGACCCACTAAGGAGGATTGTATGATTGATGTTGATGCTATCAGGGACCACACCTGCTTGTATCTGGGTGGATTACTTGATGAAGAGGTATATCTTGAGGACTCTCTAGTAGACAACCTGGGGTTAGACTCCTTAGATGCTGCCGACATTGGACTTAAGATGGAAGCTGAGTTTCGTATCCACATACCAGATGAAGTTATGAACAAGTGGGTAACTGTGCAAGACGTAGTAAATACTGTAATTAAACTATTGGAGGAAGTATAAATATGAGTGAATTTAAATCAAGCGTAGTACGTGACGAGAAGAAGAACCTAATCCTAGTCAAGAATGCTATTGCATTTTGGTGTGATATTGAGGAGGCACAAGCTAAGTATGGGTCTACTACTGGAGAGACTGAGTTCTCTTTGAAGGTATTGGTGACAGAGGAAGCAGTAGATGCTCTTGAGGACCTTTGTGTAAATAAGGAGTTCACAGAACTTAAGTCTGAGTACAAGCGTGAGAAGGATCAGAAGAAGTATGGTAAGTACCTTGAGATCGTAAAGGAGTATGAAGAGAAGGGCATTACATTGTACTTAGGTGGGTTCTCCCAGAAGGGTGTATCTAGCAAGGGTAAGGATATGTTTGTTAGCAAGCTTGGTCCTAATCCTAAGGTACCGTTCACAGCTAAGATTGGTAATGGATCAATTGTCAATTTCCGTATCTATACCTATAAAGGTGAAGGACCAAGTGCAGGTAAGTTGAATACTAGCCTAAATGCTGTACAGTGCATCAATTGGGTTGAATATGTTGAGTCTGGTCCTCTGGAAGAAGAGGCGTTGGGTGATGTAGGCTTTGAAACCTATGACGCTGATGAGGCTGACATGCCTACAGCTGATACCCCAGATGCTACTGTCACTAAGAAGTCTAAGCCTGTAAAGACTGAGACACCTGATGATGGTGAAGAAGATCCGTTTGGTGATATTTAATGGATCGGGTTGGGATTATAGATCTTGACCCCACTCCCATACGAAGCTGGTTTTGCCTTTGGTGAGACCAGCTTCCCTGGTGAGGTTGCAGAGTACCTAGATAAGCGTCTACGGAAACTTTGGGCAGGTGTCAGGACTGAGAATTGTGAGTATTACCTAACCCACAGCTCATCAAACTTCAGGTTGCAGATAGCTAACATAAGGCAGTACAAAGGTGGACGAAATAGTGTGAAGCCTTACTACTTTGACTACGCTAGAGAATACCTACAGGAGGTTCTAGGTGATAGCGTTACAGAGGTTTACGGGTACGAAGCTGATGACGCTTGTGCGGACAGGCTTTATGCTCTTGGCGATAATGCTGTGCTGGCTAGTATTGACAAAGANCTTCTGTGTGTACCTGGTTACCATTATAATCCTGGTTGGGCTAATGCTACTGAGAAGAAGATCCACTACGTACCTCCAGTAGAGGCGTTAAGATTCCACTACTACCAAGTACTGATAGGAGATACTACAGATGGCATCACGGGNTGTTTTAAGATCGGGCCAACTAAGGCTAAAAAAGCGCTTGCTGAATGCACAACACAGGAAGAGATGCTGGAAGTTGTCAAGTCAATATACCTCAAGACATACGGCCCAGACCCCATCAAGTTCCAAGACTGGAGACACAGGTGGATAGAGATGGATTGGTACCAGATCATGCAAGAGAATGAGCAGTTGATCTGGATGGGCATGGATAATAGACCGAGGTTTGATTATGACAGCAACTACAGACTTGTTTAGCAGGGTTCCTAAGTGGAGGCGTGGGCTTCTGTTTGGAGGGTTCTTCGATAAGAGTGGGTGTGAGGTACACATACCTTTAGGGTTCTTACCTTCTAATGAAGAGGCTGAGGCATTGATGGATGAGTATATTGAGTTCTTTGCTAATCAGCCAGAGCCATACATACCACCTAAAACAATATGCTGAGGATAGTATATGGCTAAGAAAAAGAAGAACGAGAAGATCTCTGAGAAGAGAGCTACTACCATGTTCAAGAATAAGCTTAAGTCTGATACAGGTATACCAGCACCTAAAGGGTATGACTCATGGGTAGATTACATGATGGTCCGTCAAGAGCCTCCTAAGCCCTTCAGGAGCTGGTTAGAGGTAAAGGCTTACTATTGGGCTAACAATGTCATAGAAGCTGCCTACGAGCCTAAGAAGTACCCATACAGCATCCGTAAGGAAGCTACGTACTTACCTGACCTAGAGATAGATCATAACGGTATGACTTACTGGGGAGAGGTCAAGGGTAGGTTCAAGACTATGGCTGAGGCTAATAAGTATTTGGACATACGGAAGTCTCACCCAGATGTAATCATATTCTTTATCCTATCTAAACCTGGAGTATCTACTCCAGGTGCCCAGGTACGGAAGAAGTGTGGGACTAGGAGAAGTATGGAGGAGTGGTGCTCTTCTAATGGGTTTGAGTATACATTTGCAGATGAGCTGGAGGAGTATATAAATGAAAATATTGTCGGTTATTGATGAATGAGCATAATCTCCCAGAGGAGCTAACGGATATAGCTTTTGGAGAGGATATTTTGAGGGGCTTCTGGAATAGTAAGGAGCATGATTTGTGTTGGTTAAGTAGCCAGGAGGATTTAGATGGTTGATGCAGTAGTAATACCAGATGCACAAGTAGAGGTAGGTTCTCCTACTGAACACCTAGCAGCAGCGGGAAGGTATATAGCGGAGAAGAAGCCTACACATATCATTTGTCTAGGTGACTTTGGAGACTTCCCAAGTCTTAGTAAATACAACTCTTTGAAAGAGGTTGAAGGTTTAAGGTACATTGACGACTGTGAAGCAGCAGTATCAGCAATGGATGTATTACTGGAGCCAATAAGAGCTGAACAAGCTAAACTTAAGGAGAATCACAGGCAACGGTATAGTCCTGAGATGATATTTATAACAGGCAACCATGATTGCAAGGTACGGGTAGATAGGTTCGTGAATAGTAACCCACAATTTGAAGGGGCTATACGGACTATTGACCAGGATTTTGAAGATCGTGGATGGAAGATAATACCATATCTGGAAATATACAATCTTGAAGGTATTTCCGTATCTCATTGGATAGCCAACCCACATAGTTTGATGGGATCACCTTTGGGTGGTCAAACTACTACTATGCTCAAGAATGCTGGTCACAGCTTCATCATGGGTCACCAGCAAAGATTGGGAATTGATAGGGCTTACCTTAGCAATGGTGAGGTACATCTAGGTATAGTAGCAGGAGCTTTCTATATGCATGAGATGACTTATCAGAGTCCACAAGCACAGAACTGCTGGAAAGGTATGCTGCATCTGGAGAATGTCAAGAATGGTAATGCAGATGTTATTGAACTGAGTATTGATAAGCTATTGAAGGGGTGGGGATAGATGGAAGAGTTAAAGCAACAAATGACTCAGCAGGAGATTGAAGCATCTGCTGAGGAGCAAAGGTACATTCAGTACATGAGTGATCTGAGAGCTAAGAACATGCTGGGATATGAAATGATCCGCCAGCATACAGCAAAGATCTTCAAAGGTACTTATGATGAAGATGGCAATAAAGAGTGGAAGACCATTCCAGTATACAATGGCATGTTCCCACAAGTAGTCAAGCGTAAGTTATGGCTCAGTGATAACAAGTATAATGCAGATGGGACCCTTAAAGATCCTGAGGAAGAGGCAGCTAGACAGGAATACCTAGCTAATGCATCTTAGGTAGTAACTATGGGAAACCAACAACCTTTATTGTGAAAATGGAGAATGTTATGAACTGGAAGACTGATGGACGTAAGGATAATTACGGTCAGAATCAGAAGATGGTGATACCTGACTGGGAGCTACCCAATGTCATGAAGATGCACCAAGCTGGTGAATCTATGGATGAGATTGCTAAGACCTACCAGGTGTCTAAGACAACAAATCAAACGTAAGATTGACAAGGTTAAGAAGTGGATGGAGGCTGGAACCTTTGCACAACGTACAGGTAAGCCTCAGGAGTTTCACAACTTAGCATGAGCTATGTATTTGATGTGGAGATAAGTGGCATGTACCTGGTGGTCAAGCTGAGATCTTCTGGTGAGGTGGTGCTTACCCCTCTCACAGAAGGGTATCTCCCTGCCAAGATTATTAATACAGATGAGCGGATTAGTTTACAGACACCAGAGAGTCCAATATGTACCTGAATGGCCTTTAAAGGACACTAGGATAGACATTATAGGATCTAATGGTAACTGTGGTGATCATTATGATAAAATTTGATAAGGAGTAGAGATTGAAAGAGTATGGACCAAAGACCAGGGTTTCGAGAGAGACCCATCAAACTAAATACAGATCTGATGGAGAGTCATTTGAAGAGGCTCAGTATAGGTTCGCAAGCACCTTAGCTGATTCCCCAGAGCATTATAAATCTATCTGTGATATCTTACTTAACCAGAGGTTTATGGGTGGTGGTAGAACACAGTTAGCAATAGGTAGCTTAAAGGAGACTACGGCTTTTAACTGCTTTGTATCTAATACTATTGAGGATTCCTTTGAAAGTATAATGGATACAGCTAAAAAATGCTGGAAGAACTATGCGGAAGGGTGGTGGTATTGGGTATGACTTCAGTACTATCCGTCCTAAGGGTTCCTTGATTAAGACTCTAGGATCTAATAGCTCTGGACCAGTATCATTTATGAAGATATTTGATAGTTTATGCAAGACTGTATCTTCAGCAGGACATAGGCGTGGTGCCCAGATGGGTGTGCTAAGGATAGACCACCCAGATGTTGAGGAATTCATTACTGCTAAGCAAAATAGTACGGATCTTACAGCATTTAATATCAGCCTAGGCATAACTGACAAGTTCATGGAGTGTGTCCAGAACGGGTCACCCTTTGATCTAGTGTTTGAAGGTAAGGTATACAGTACCATCAACGCAAGTGCCTTGTGGGAAAAAGTAATGCGTGGGACTTGGGATTGGGCAGAGCCTGGTGTACTGTTCATAGACAGGATTAATGCAGCGAACAACCTTTACTACTGTGAAGAGATAGCTGCGACAAACCCTTGTAAACACTCTGCAAGGCTACGCTGAGAAGTGTAGAAAACAACTACGTGAATTGCTGGAAAACACCGTAAGGTATAATCAGCAGCCAAGCCCCAGAAATTATTGGGGACGGTTCAGAGACTAACAATCGAAGACTTATTTGCTATAGGAGCAAAGTATGAACAGTTCAAAGTTAAAAGGTTATTTAACAGGGCTAATATTAGGTGATGGGTATATTGATAAGGGTGTTACTAAGAGGGCACTAAGTATTAAGTCAATTAACTTCGACTTTATTAAGAAACTTGAGGATGATTTAGAGTTCACCAATTTCAAGATAAAAGTTAAGGAGTTCCCAGCAAGTTGTAGAGGAGGTGTCAATAGCAAAGCTTATAAAGAGCTACGTGTACAAGCACACCCATACTTCAACAAGATATTCCATAAGTTTTACACCGACACAAGAAAGAGGAGAATCCTTAAATCTTGTTTAGATGACTTGAATCCAGAGGGACTAGCCAATTGGTATATGTCTGATGGTTACATAGTTTTGGTTGGTAAGACTAAGGGTGCTATCCGAGATCGCAGAGTAGAGCTTTGCCTTGATAGGTACACACCTGAGGATGTAGATAAGGTGATTGACTACTTCCAAGATACTTATGGGTATAAATTGACGAAGGTTAAGCGGAAAGAAGGTGTTTATAGAATTAGGTTCAACAGGGCATCTGCTCAGGACTTCTTCCTAATGATCAGGGATCATGTAACACCTTCTATGATGTACAAACTTGATATGAAATATGATTACCAACCCAAGTGGATGAGTGATGAGTATTTCAACCTAATGAATAAGATTGGTAAGCGCGTAGCCCCTAACTCGTTAGAGAAGGGTGATGATATAGTCCACACTGGCTGATTCGGGAGAACAGCCACTTCCACCTCATGGGGCTTGCCTCTTGGGTTCTTGGAATTTAGTTAAATATATAAACATGGACTCTAATGATACCAGATCATTTGACTACCCACAGCTACTGCTAGACATTCCACATGTAGTACGGATGATGGATAACATCCATGACAACACTGTATTCCCTCTTGAAGAACAGGCTGAGGAGTCTGCAAACAAGCGTAGGATGGGGTTAGGTGTTACTGGCTTGGCTAATGCTGTAGAGGCATTAGGATTCTCCTACGGATCAGAACGGTTCCTCGAAGTAACTGAGGATATACTTAAGCTTGTTAGGAATGAGGTGTACCGAGCTTCTGTGGCACTTGCTAAAGAAAAGGGTGCATTCCCCCTGTTCGATAAAGACAAGTACCTAGATGCTGAATTCATAAAGGAGCTTCCAGAGGAAGTAAGAGCTGGTATCGCTGTGAGTGGTATCAGGAATAGTCACTTACTATCCATAGCCCCAACAGGTACTATAAGCTTGACAGCAGATAATGTATCTGGTGGACTTGAACCTGTGTTTAGCCACTCTTATGACAGGACTATCCAGACAGAAGATGGGCCTATCATAGAATCTATCCAGGATTACGCTTATAGATACTTTGGTATTAAGGGTAAGACAGCAGATGAGTGTACAGCAGAGGAGCATTTAAGTGTTCTTGCTCTTGCAACTAAGTATGTAGACTCTGCCGTATCTAAGACTATCAATGTATCTGGAGATATGCCTTGGGAAGACTTCAAAGCTATATATATCAATGCTTGGAAGAGTGGTTGTAAAGGCTGCACTACCTTCAATGCTGATGGTAAGAGATATGGTATCTTGAACAAGACTGAAGAGGCTGAAGAGAAACCTACTGCGGAGGCGTGCTTCTATGACCCTAACACTGGTCAGAAAGAATGTAGTTAACAGAGCATTAACTGTTGCATCCTACTGGGGAGACCTGATATACTACGTGCCAGTCATAGCTCAGATGTAATAAGAGGCCCTGACTAGGAATAGTTGGGGCCTCTTTTGTTTGACAAGTCGAATTATTAGGTTTACTATTGAGCTTGATAAGTTAATCCATAGTTTTACAGGAGGAGGTTAAGATGAGTAATACAATTGTAAATAGATTGCAGAGGATAGAGGAGAAGCTTGATGAGGCTCTCAGGCAGATGGAGTGTGGGTCAGGAGGAAGTTACTTAACAAGTATGGAGGGTAAGCACGATGCAATATCCTGGAAAGAATCCCTGAGGAAAATACGATGATTAGAATAACAGATGCAGGATTAGGTTACTTAAGCATAGCAGCCATCATTTGCTGCATGATTATATCAATTGGTGGTGGGTTTAATAGTGGATGTGACCATAAACAGGAGGTGGTATCAAGTGTTAGAGATTGATTTAAGTACACTAAACACTGGTCAATCAGAGTCCTTAGAGAAGCTCCTGATATGGCTTAAGGACCCTGAGGACACTCGTAAGGCTGTACTACGAGGTCCAGCAGGGGTAGGTAAGAGCTTCTTAACAAGCATTTTCCTACACTTAGCATCCGAAGAGATAGGTGCCCACAATATCCAGGCTACATCTACAACACACAAAGCTACAGGAGTCCTAAGAAGCTTTCTGAACAAGGTAGGTTTAGATAGTATCAAAACAAGTACCATCCATAGTTACCTATGCCTACAGCCTAAGAGTTTAGGGCCTAAGAAGACCTTAGTAAGGAAGCGTGGTGGATATAAGACTACGGAATACTGCAAGTTACTTGTGATGGATGAGTGTTCAATGTGTGGGAAGAATATAAATGACTTCCTAGAAGAGGAGTACGGCATATACTTCAAGAAGGTGCTATTTATTGGTGATAAGCTACAGCTACCACCAATTGATGATGGTGGGGATGGAGGAGCATCTCTAACCTTCAATGCTGAGGTTGATTGTGAGCTTACTGAGCCTGTAAGACAGTCTAAAGGTAATCCTATCATTGACCTGAGTATGCACTTACGTGAGTGTATATTGACAGGATCTGATCCAGTAGTGGAGACTAACATAATTGATGGTAAGGGTGTGGTATTGGTACCAGGACTTAAGTACGATCGTCTTATGCGAGATCAGTTCATGATCAATCACAAGTGGCATCTAGGGGCTGACCCGCGATACAACATTGACTATGTACGATCTGTTGCATGGATGAATAAGTCTGTATCAGGCAATAACCTTATGATAGGTCAGCATCTATATGGAGAGGACTACCAGAAGTTCAATATAGGAGCTACTGTGGTGACCTATAACCCTGTCATGACTAAGACCACTGGTAAGAAGGATGTCCTTGCTAATAACAATGAGGAGATGGTCATAGTAGGGCATAGTGTAGGCACTCATCCAGTGTACAGTGAATTTGACTGTGATATAGTTGAGCTTCAGAAGGATAATGGTGATGTGATCAAGGCTTACTGCATCTGTGATACTGATGTAGATGACTTACAGATACAAATTAATACACTTAAGAAGAAGAAGCAGTGGAAACAATTATATGAACTTACTGAGTCTATGGATCTGATTGAACCTGCGTACTCATTGACATCCCACAAGTCACAAGGATCATCATTTACAAATGTTTTTGTTGACAACGTAGACATGGCTGTCATACTTAGGATGAATCTGCCTCATCCTTCTGGTGATCGTATGCAGACTTATGAAGAGAAGCTTGACACTTACTTACGGATGTTATATGTTGGTGTTACTAGAGCAACTGATAGAGTTTATATAAAGGTATAGGAGGTTAAATATGTTTAAGATCATATTACTAAACGGACCCAAGCTATCTGGTAAGGACACCTTAGCAGATCTAATAGTGAAGAAGAATGATTACACTAAGATGCAGTTCAAGGATCGTCTATACGATATTGGTGCTAAGATTGCAGGTATCAGACTTAGACACTACATTGAATTATGTACTGACAGGGTTACTAAGGAAGTTGCCTGTGAAGGTCTTGGTTATAAGTCTCCTAGGCAGCACCTTATACATGTATCTGAGGAGGTCATTAAGCCCTTGTTTGGGGAAGATTACTTTGGGGAGTACCTGGCTGAGGAGATAGATTGTGGATATAACTACGGTTGGAGTGGAGTTGTTGTTTCTGATAGCGGGTTTGAGACTGAACTCTCATCTATTATATCTGGTATGCTTGATAAGTGTGGCACCACATACGAGATTCATGTAGTAAGGTTATACAAGAATGGGTGTACATTTGAGGGTGATTCTAGGGATTACCTATCAGATAATGAAGGGTTTTTACAGTACCATGACATAACCGTAGTAGACGGAGATATAGAGGGTACCTACGAGTACATACAATCAGCCTGTGGAGGTTTTTAGACATGAGTAATACCAACACTAAGGNTACCGTAGAAAGTGCCGTGACGGAGCTTACAGAGGCTCCTGAGCTACTACCCACAGTAGGGGCTATAGTAGGCAGATGGCAGTTCCTGCATCATGGTCACTGTAACCTTATATCAGAGGCAGCATCTAGGTGTGATACCTTACTAATCCTTATAGGCTCTTCCCAAGAGGAACGGACTATTAAGGACCCACTGAGTATCACTGAGAGGATTGCATGTATTAATATGTATCTAATAGATGAAGGTATTAATAACACCATAATAGTACCTGTCCCAGATATTAAGTATGATGATGAGGCNTGGTTAGAGAGCCTGCTAGGGCTTATCAAGCCTTACTACGATGTTAAGGGTATGGATGGTATACCTCTATTCTGCTTTGATCGTGGTTGTGATCACCAGGAGAGGTATTGCATGGAGCCATACTTCTGTTTAGAATGCTTGGGTGTGGAGAGTTATGGCATATCTTCTACAGAGGTAAGGATGAGCTACTACAAAGACTTAGAATGTTGGACTAACCACGTACCACTAAGCACTTCTATGTACATACTGAACGGACCTTACTTAGGCGGTGTCATAGACGAGTTCATAGCACAAGAGGAGTATGACTTGTCTTGGGAAGCTGCTAGAGAGGAGGCACCTTACCCACTACCTAACTTTGACTGTGTAGATATCATAGTAAGGGATGGTGATGAGATACTAACAGTAACCCGTGGTGAGTACCCAGGAAAGGGTAAGAAGGCTTTACCTGGTGGGTTCGTAGCTAATGGTGAGAGGTTCTGGGATGCAGCTAGAAGAGAGCTTGAGGAGGAGACTGGGTTAGTGGTATCAGAGTATGCTCTTCTACAGGAACCTTTGGTATTCTCAGCAGCTATTAGAGGAGGGAATAGAAATACTTTTGTGTATATTGTTGACTTCGATGACTGCACAGGGTATATTGAGCCTCAAGAAGATGAAGTACAGGGTGTTCAGTGGGTGGACTTACCTGAGGTAGGTGAACGTGGATGGTTTAGTGATCATGCACATATTATTAGTGCAATATTAGGAGATTAAGATATGTTTGACTTATACAGTGCAGATGGATACAAATACTCACACTACCTAATGGATAGTGATGACCTGGAGTACAAAAGCTTCTACATCGAGGCACGTACT